TATGAAAGACCAAGGCATCCCTAGTGAACCAGATGTGTTTAAGCCAGATCAAACAACAGTCTTTAGCTTTCCAGTAAAAGCACCAGACAAAGCTGTAGTTACATCTGACTTAAGTGCTATTGACCAGTTGGAGATGTGGTTGATGTATCAACGTCATTGGTGTGAACATAAGCCATCCGTGACAATTAACGTCAAGGCTAACGAGTGGTTTGAGGTAGGTGCATTTGTGTATGAACACTTTGATGAAATGTCTGGTGTATCATTCCTGCCCTACAATGAACACACTTATCAGCAAGCACCATATCAAGAGGTTGGTAAGTCAGAGTACGAAGAGCTTCTGTCGGTCATGCCGAAATCTATTGATTGGTCTAAGCTGTCAGAGTATGAGAAAGAGGACAACACATCAGGTAGCCAAACACTTGCGTGTTCTGGGGACTCATGCGAAATCGTAGACCTAACGTAGGTTCTCAAAAATCACCCTGTGTGAGAGTTTGTCGTATTGATGACGATGGCTTTTGCATAGGGTGTAAGAGGACACTTGACGAAATACGTAACTGGATGATACTATCCGATTATGAACAGGCTAAATTATTACACGAGTTGAAGTGGAGACAACATGTGGGTAGTAATAACTAGGGATCAGTGCAACTTCTGTGACACTGCTAAGGCATTACTAAAGGGAAAGGGATACTCTTATACAGAATACAATGTACAATCACCAAGTAGCAAATGGGTGCTATCTTTATTAAAGCAAGCAAATATAAAGACTGTACCACAAATCTTTAACCCGAACGGTACTCATATTGGTGGGTATACAGAATTGAAGGAGTATCTCATTGAAGGGTGTCCGAAAGAGTTTTAATCGTGCTTTGTATGAGGCATACGACGAAAAGGCTAAGAATGCATTGGTGTCGTTCCTAAAGAAGAAAGACCACACTATTGTAAATACCGAAGAGAATTACTATGTAGATGTTATCTCACAGAAGCATGGTTATACCTACTTCAATGAAGCAGAGGTAAAGGTAGCTTGGGATGGTGATTGGCCTGAGCATTGGACTGAGATCCGTATTCCCGCAAGGAAACAACGACTACTAGACAAGTATGAAGGTACTAATGGTGTTCTTAACTTTTATGTGTTTCGTAAAGATCTTAAACAAGCGTGGCGTATTAAGGATACACTCTTGACTGAGGAAAGCCTTAAAGAAGCTAAGGGACGAAATATTCGTAAGGGTGAATTATTCTTTCATATCCCATTCACGAAAGCAGAGCTGGTTACTTTAGATGGATGACTTCCCTGAAAAGCCAACAAGAAGTAGACGTAAAACAAACTATAAGGGGGCTAATGCCAAGGCAACGTCTGGTTTAACCCCCAAGACGGACAAACAGAAAGAGCTACTAGATGCACTCAAGAGTTATCAGCAAGTCTTTATCCTTGGTCCTGCAGGGACAGGTAAAACCTACGTTACAGCAACCTATGCTGCAGACCTATACACCACCAAGGAAATAGACAAGATCGTCATCACAAGACCTCATGTGGCTGTCGGTAAAGAGTTAGGGTTTCTCAAGGGTGATCTAGAAGAAAAGACTAAACCTTGGGCATTACCTGTTATAGACGTATTGGAGAAACACCTTGGCAAGGGGGCAGTGGAAACAGGGATCAAGAATGGCAACATTGAAATGGCACCTCTGGCACTTATGCGTGGGCGTAGCTTCGATAATGCCTTCATAATTGTCGATGAAACACAGAACATTACAACGCATGAACTTAAGATGCTCTTGACCCGTGTAGGGGAAGGGACGACAATCGTACTCAATGGTGATATCCAACAGTCAGATCTAAAGGAAGCTGATGGTCTGTCTAAGGTAATTCACTTAGCAAAGAAACATATGTTGCCTGTACCAATCATTGAGTTTGGTGTAGATGACATTATCAGATCCGACATCTGCGCACAGTGGGTGAAAGTTTTCATGAAAGAGGGACTATGACAGACAACGTAAATAACCCTGCACACTACGGACAAGGTTCTATTGAATGTATCGACTACATCAAAGATTTCCTTAATGACGACGAGTATACGGGGTATCTCCGTGGGAATATAGCAAAGTACCTACACCGATGGCGTTACAAGAATGGTGTAGAGGATCTCAAGAAGGCCCGATGGTATTTAGAAGCACTAATCCAACAACAATCACGAAAGTAGATACATGACCCTATATGAAGGAATAATTATAGCTAACTTGATTGTTACTGGTTTCTTAGCTTACAAGTATGGACAATTAAAATCTGAGATAGAGGTGTTGTATGAAGGTGTAGCTATGACAATGGCCCATACTGGACTAGCAGAAGTCGAAGAAGAGTAAACACACAGTTCGTAAGAACAAACAAAAAGACCCCTGAGTCCACTTAAGGATTCAGGGGTTTAGTTTATTTAGAGTATGGTTATTATTGTTTACGTCTAAACAGAGACATTATACCCCTGCCTATCTCTGAGGGACTAGGAGCAAGCCACCCAAGTATCAATAATATTAGCAGTAAAGGATCTATCTCAGAAATGTTTGTAGTGCTGTTATCTTGCTCTATGCTCTCTACAGGGCCTTCTGGATTAAGCACAGGTCTTACACTACGGTCAACATTTGTTGTCACACCTTGGTAGTTTTCTTTACCAACTTGAGTATTAGCAGCAACATTAGGACCACCCCCGCCCAGTAGAAATGAGGGTATCTGACTACAACTACTTATCAGGGTTATTAGTAGTATGGTTGACAGTACTCGTATTTTTACCATTTACATATATCCCAAAGAAACCTGCACCTGCCCCAACAATAACAGATACAAAACCTGCTTGTGCATTGGTAGGATCTGGTAAAGCCATAAACCATGTTGTCGTCTTATAAAAAGCAAACCCATATAGTGTTATAATCATGCGTGGCCATATGCGCCACTTATCCAACCACTCTGGTGTTATAGACATTTTCAGCTATCCTTCTATTTGTAGTAATAATAAGTATCTTACCGTTCTTATCATAAACGTAATACTTATTACCAACCTTTTCCATTACTTTGTACTAATCCATATAAAGAATGCTAAAGCACCTATACCCGATAATAGAAGTAAGATTGATATAGCCCAAGTAATAATAGCCTCTTGGATCTCAGCCTTACGGTACTCGTGATCTCTCTTTTGTTTACGGATCTTAGCTTCAGTCCGTACCAGTTCTTCCCAAGCGGGTGGACCATATACAAAGCTGATGTGTTGTCTTAGTTCCTCACGCATAGCATCTGCCTTACGCTTGGCATTCCAAACCTCTAGAGCTTCTGCCTCTACAGAACCACCAAGAGATTTCCACCACGGGGGGTTGTTTACCCTCTTCTCAGCTTGACCTAAGTCTGACATGGCACTAGCCCATTGGGATAACTGTCCGTGCATATCTTGTAGATCACGACCTACCTGAATACCCTTTTTGATAGCATTAAACGCTACAGTGGCACCAGAGATAATTGTAATAGGGTCCATTATCTTTCTCGCAGCGCATGTTCTATACTGTCGAGCTTGTTAAAGATTGCTTTAATGGTTTCTTTCATCTCTTTCATTTCCCTGTCGTAGGAAACTCTAGAGCTTTCTAGTTGAGATTTAAGTACAGCTATTTCTGTCTCATGTTTATTAGCCTTAGAGAATAAATGCCACACTACGATTATGATAGGTGCTACTAACCACTGCATTATAATGTCTATCATCTCGTACATACTTATACTAACTCAAAATGTGGTGCATCAATAAAAGGACGTTTACCTTGGCTACGACGAAGGTCTATATACTCATTCATTAGATCTTCTGCTGTACCATTCCAATCATTCAAGTTCTTATGCCATGCAGCACCCCAGCGAAGGGTCACACCCAATTCTTTAGCAGCCTTAAGCATTGCATCTGCAATCTCATCATACAAATTCAATTCCCAACGACCACCATCAACCCAAGCCATAAGGTCCACAGCATTGCCTTCAAGATGCTTTGACTTCATTGTCTGAGACGCACCTTTAGCTACAAGAGCCTCTTGTTCTTTGACAGTTCGTAGACCACAGATCACAGAGAAGTCCTGTTTAGATAGTTCAATAGCACGAGAAACAACCGCAACTAGGTCTGGGTGTACACCCTCTAGTTTCTGTAAACTACGTGTACCAAGTTTATAACTCATCTCTTAGTCCTTTATTTTATATTAGTTCACTCTGGCGGTGTGGGCCAAATAACATTCGGGTTTATGTTTAATTATCTAGTTGCTGTTTTGCCCAATCATACTCGGTATGATCTGTCGTGTAAAGCTGAGTGACAATATCGTAAGAATCATCATTAGCTTTACCAAACTGTACTTGAATACCCTCTTCAAGGGCGAAGCCCCCTACGATAGTATATCCATCATTTAAGTAGTCCATTAGTTACCAATACCTCCATCACCACCAAGATAGCTATAACCACCACCAGATGGTAAAACTGCATCATTTACCTGAATAAGTTTACCAGAGAAACCTGCACCATGTCTAGCTTTACCATTTGTACCAGTGCCATCGTTATTCTCATAGGCATAAGTAACAGTTTTTGTCTCAACTTGACCACTTGACAGATTACCTGCTGAGTTACTTTGCATGAACTTTTGATATACAGCTGGACTATCTTGTGGGCTAGGTGCGGTGTCAGATAAATAAGAGTAAAGTCTGAATTGACCTGTAGAACCTATATCAAGCACACCATCAAGACCACGACCAACTATAGGTGTCATATATTGAGCAGGTTTGGCGTTTAGGTCAAAATCGTTTCTATCTGTAATATTACCTACGGTGTCCCACCAAATACAAGCTGTCTGCCAAGTATTACTTGAGTTGTAATACTGCAACTCACCCACTTGGTACAAATAACCACCCCAACTATGAACACGACAATTATACATACGCTGTACAAGATAGGGCTTGAAGTCAACTAACAAGTAGTTTGAGTTTGCAGCAAGACCTGTTGCTGTTGATCTAACATCAAAGTCATCTGTTACGGTTGTGTAGGTAAATCCAAAGAAAACTGATGCTGCTCCAATTTGGTTAAACCCATAAAAGTGGTTAAAGATACTACTATCTAACCTACCACCAAGGACAATATCACCCCTAAACGTACCGTTGTTTACAAAGATATCCCCAGTATCACGTTCCAACTTCCATCCAGATGTATCAGCAACGTAGTTATCAGATTCTAAATCTGTCGTAACCTGAATAGCACTAGAGGGCGTTGTGAATGTAATAGTTTGCGCAGAAGTTACACCATTTATAGTAACAACAAACTGAGACGACCACTCATACACTGTCGTATCTGTGATAGATACAGATGGTTGTGTAAGTGACCAGTTAGCAGTTAACCCAGTAAACGTGCCTGTGCCTGTGTCAAAGCTAGTTGCAGAGGGTGTGCTAGGGGAAGTAGATTGTAAAATGGTGTAGTAGACTTTACCAGTGACTACAGTATCTCCTGTGGAACCACCTGCCCCATCAGCACCAACATATTTAACCCATGTTTGTCCAGTCACAGGTAGTGTAGGGGCTGAAGTAGCCTCATAGAAAGTTACATAAGTCTTACCTGTTGGGCTGAAGGATTGGTTTGTACCTGATGCATCATCAGCATAGATAGGATAAATACCTTGTCCTGTTGTTCCGTCATCCCCTATAAACTTAACAAATGTACCAGCTACGGGTAGAGAAGGTGTTGAACCAGTATACTCATAGTATTGCACATACTCATATGATCCAGCAGTTAAACTTTGGTTTGTACCTGATGCATCATCAGCATAAACAACAAGAACAGATGTTCCGTCAGCACCATCTACAAGTTGTGGGTTTGTCGTAGCATTAGCATTTAGGGAGTAGGCACTTTTATTATTAGATCTGTCCACTGCCCTAACTCGGTAATAATAGGTGGTGTTATCTAGTAAGTCACCATCAGTGAACCTGTTAGATGCAACACGAGCTATTAGCGTAGTCGGGTCCACAGAGGGGCCCCTATAGACCTCATAGTGCAATAAGTCTGTTAGGGTAGAGGTGTCAGTGTTTTGAGTGGGTTCTCCCCAATAAACAGTAGCAGTACGATAACCACCAACCGCAATAGGGCTAGTAGGTTCGTTTGGTACAGTATCATCATTAGTTGTAGCGATGGCTGTTACAGCTTCAACCCAAGCAGATTTAACACTAAGATGATTTACAGCCCTTACACGGTAGTCATAAGATATACCAGATATAGCAGGGGCTAATGTATACTCACCTTCACGTACTAGGCGTGTGTTATATGTACCAGCACTGGTTATCTTCCACTGGAACTCGTAGTACTGAACAAGGCTAGGGTTAGTTACACCCCAAGAGAATGTGATAATAGGGACTGTAGTCCCATCATTGTTGACTTGTGTCGTAACTACAGCAGCATCTAAGCTAGGTGTTTGTACATCGAATGGTGAATCTAAGGTTGTATTGTCTAACTCTAGAACAGCACCATCATCAACTTCATCAAAGACATTAGCTGAGATCTCTTTTAAGGTTAAGTTAACCTGTAGGTCAAGACCTTCTTGTAGTCCAAAGTTCCAATTGACTACTTCAAACTCTTTAAGTATCCAACCAAAACGACTATTGGTTATCTGGACAATATCCCCAACTTGACATTGGAATGCTCTTAAACCAAAAGATGCCTGTACTGTAAGCTGTTGTCTGTTACGTTCTAGATATATCCTAGCAATACGACGACAAACATCAAAGTCATCAGAGAATGATAGATTAAGATCTACAATACTCTCTTGACCATTATCAGCATCTAGGAAGTCTTGGTTAGTGACTTCAGCATAGTCTGTTGGTTGGTAGTTGGTATCTGGACCTCTAAATATACCTTTAACAGTATTAAAGTTATCACGACGAGAATGACGTGTAGACACACTAATAGAAGACCTTAGATCATCTTCAGTTAGGGTTAATACTGGACTGGTATAATAGGCTGGCTTCATACGCCATTGACCTTGAGAATACCACAACATACCACCCATAGAAGTCAACAATGACATAAGGTTGTCATGTGGTGTACTAGAGGTTAGGTATGCCCCATTCATAGTAAATCTAGGGCCAACAGTATTTGTTGGGTAGTTAATCCAATCACAGACATCTGCAGCAGTAGAGATTAGAGTATCATCAATACGTGCTGTATCTTCATTAAGACCATAGTCAGATGTTAGGTAGTCACGAATACATAATGCAGGGTTATCAGACCAAGCTGTAGTAGCTGTACGGGTATCGTAAACTTTCTTACCCTTAATTACAGCACTAATGTCTGGTAGACCGTTAGGGAATGCATCTTCATCATACTTGAACCTAAAGTAGGCATAGGCTACACCACTTAACTTGTGGTTATTAGTCCACTCTGTAACTTCAGACACAAGGTCACTATCAGCAGCCTGTGCTGCAGTCCCTAGATGGGAATTAATACGGACAAACCCACTATAGCTACTTGGGCTAGTGACATTACCAGAACCATCAATAGTTACAGCTTCATCATTAAAGTAGAAGGTAGTAAACTCTTCAATCTCATGTCCAGCAAAAGCTACAACACGATGAAGATACTTGTTGTCTGTACCTGTAGTACCATCATAGATAACAATACCACCAACACGAGTTTGACCATAGATGATTTGTCGATCAGCAGCAGCACCACGTTGAGTTACTTGGTAACCACGGTTAGCTTGTCCTATACTTGTATCAGGCTTAGGTGTAAGAGCATTAAGTGCAGCACCCATAGCTGTGGTAACTAGGAAGTGAGATACCATAGAGCCAAGAATGAACGTACCACCTGTCAGTGCAACAGTAGCAGTACTCATTAATGCCATGCCAGCAGAAATAGCCATTCTTAATCACCTATATACTTAGAGTAGACACGTTCTATGAGGTTAAACCCCATGTACTCCATCAAACTGTCAAAAGGTTTATGAACCTTAGTGTTGATGCTTAATACAGATACACCATCTTCTTTTAGGTATTTCTCTGCAAACTTTATTAGCTTAAGACCAGTCCTACCTTTACGGTGTTCTTTACTTAGATATAGTATATCATTAACTGCAAAGACATGATCTTTATAGTGTAGGTTTATCCCTACGATAACGACAAAATAACCTATTAGTCTGTCGTCATCCCTAGCTGTGAATATCTTTAGCTTCCCAGAACTCTCTAGAGCCTCGTATGCTTCCCAATCAGGGTTTAGAGCTATCTTACCTTTATTAAGGGCTATCTCTTCCCAGTGATCTTCTAATAACTTCTGTGCATCGGGTCTAGCAGTAGCAAGGAACTCTTGCTGGTAAGTTATCATTCTACGGATCTACCCCATACTAATTTCTGGTCTTGTAGTGATTCAACAAAGTCAAAGCCTAAGTCTGTTGGGTACTTACTCTTCTGATAAGCTGAAGTATAACGTGCTGCCCTAGCTCTCTCTAAGTCTACCAAACGGTTCTCTACAGAAAGTTGGATAGTAGAAGAGTCTGGACCTTCTTCAATAATCATCTGATCCATATAACCAGTGAAGACCTCAGTAAGTCCAATACTCTCTACTTCGATATTAATACGGCCACCATCCTGTAGAAGAATAAAAGAACCAGTCTCTTGTTGTAAGTGACTATACCTTGTGAACATACCAAAGTAGATATTACATACACGACCTTGGTATGGCTCACTTAAGGCAAGGGATAATACATCAGAGGGTACAGCACTAAGTGTAAGAGAAGCCCCTTTAGCTGCAATCTCTGTCGTCTCTTCTACTTCAGAGACATTCAATAGATTACCAGCACCATACCACTCTACACTATCATGAGTAAGAGTACCCTGTCCAGTCCACATACGCAGGACATTATCCCCATCAAACAGGAGTTCGACAGCAAAGAACGGATAGACAACATTGTCATCTAATGCGTCACTAACTTGCGCAGACAGGGTTCTTGACATGACTCTTAAGCCTCTTCTTGTGGTGCTTCTAGGCTACCCTTTAGCATTTGGATAAAGGCATCCTTACCAACTCGTAGTTGATCCAAATTAAATTCTGCAGAGTTAATCTTCTGTTGCAGAGAGTTAATATGGTTAATCATAATCTTTTGCTCATTGCTAAGATCATCTTCTGTGTAGTCTTTGTCGTCGATTGTAATGATTGGCTTTTGTTCTTCACCGCTCATGTTGATCTCCTTTAGGGTTTTACCACGGTGTTCCCGTAGTTGTGGTTGGGTTAGCTAGTGCGTCAATCTTTGCTGCAATAGCCGCTTCGGTTGCGTCTTTATCGACGCTGCCATGAACCCAAGCCAATACGTCAGCTTCGGTCAGGTTTTCGTAAGGCACAAAGCCTTCAGCAGTTGCGTCAGGGGTAAATCCCACTGTGCCGTATGCACTAGATGAATGCTCCCCGTCTGTGCCTTCGCAACGCCAGTGTGCCACGACAACACCACCATCTGCGGTGTTATGCTCTAGGTTTGCGATTGTCCATGTGTATTCTACAGCCATGATTATACCTCCTGTGCTGCTAGATGTGCAGCATAGGCTGCTTTAACTTCGTCTGTGTGAACCGCTGCGGCAATCGCTTTGACTTCATCGCTTTCACCTGTGATGTCTGCATCAGGTGCAACGACATGGCGGCTGAAGGATCGGCTGATCTCTACATCGTCACGCTTGATGACCGTGGCTGTTCTGACCTGAATGAATTTATGCTCACTCACGATCTCTATTTTGTCTTGTACTGTTTCTTCTGTTAGTGCCATCGTTTATCTCCTTTATGGCTTGGACTGTCCGACCCAATGCTATGCAG